ACCCTTGTGGACCGCATCGCCGGCGCCCTCTTGCCGGACCAGCTAGACGAAATCGAAGACGAGCTAGAGGCTTACCCGTATCGGATGCCTGTCGGCTGGTATTTTGAAGCTTACGAACTGATCGAGAAGCGTCGCGACGAGCTTCGCGAAGAAGACATTCAGCAGATTATGTGGGATCGCTATGACTTTGAATAGTCACAGCGTTGGTGAAGCGGCGACCTACAGCCGCGAACGTGACTGGTGAGGTGTTGTGATGGCACTTAACATGCCGTTTAGTGGTGACAGTGGAAATAGAATTCCAATCGTCAAGTACGACAGTCGCGCAGGTCGCGCCTTTCGTGTGGATAGGACGGAGAACAACGGGTCGTGGACCAGCAACACCGTTGAGATTACTTCCGTGTTTCAGGCGATCTTTGACATGGAAAACATCGAAACAGGGTGGCTGCATTTCCCGACCGGCGGCGCTCCCGATATCCGCACGGTAAAGGACGGCCAAGCCCTGCCGGATCGGCCGACCGACAAGCACCGTCAGGGGTTCCGACTCCTGCTGTTGCTCGGCCGGCAGTCCGGCGGCGACGTGCGCGAACTGGCGAGCAACGCGAAGGTGTCGATTCAGGCGATGAACGATCTGGATGACCTGTGGAAGGCCGGCCGGGCCCAGAACCCCGGATGCCTGCCCGTCGTCCGATTGGCCGGAACCACGCCGATTCCTTCGCAGGGAAAGGCCAATGGAGTCGCTGTCTCGTCGGTGAACTACCAACCGATCTGGCAGATTGTGAAGTGGGTCCCGCGTCCGCCAGAGCTACAGCCCGCGGCGGTCGCGCAACTCATGGCAGGTCAGCCGCAGCCGCCGACCTACCAACCCGCGCCACAGCCGACCTACCAGGGCGCACCGGCGGTTTCGCCGCCGCCGCCGCCGCAACCGGCCCTGGCGCTTGCCCCGCCACCGCCTGCGGCCGCTCCACAGCCCGTACTTGCCTCTGTCGATGACGACTTTTGACCAACCGCCGGCCCGGCGAATCTGCGTCGGGCCGGTCGCCAGAGGTGCCCTAGGTGCAAGCGTTCCAAGCGCTAGAGTTCGATCCAGAATTCGCCGGGCCGCAGTCCTGGGCGCTGATGTATCGCGCCAAGGGCCTGCAAATCATGCCCGGCATGACGCCAGCCGAAGACCCGCAAAACTGGAAGCGGCCGTTTGCGGCCTGGAAGGAATTCGAGAACGCGCAGGTTCCCGACGCGACCTTTGACCGCTGGTACGGGAACGAGGGCCAGCACCGCACCCGCGTCAACATGGGCGTCATCTGCGGCGCCGCCTCAAGCGGCCTTATCGTCCTTGATCTGGACCAGCGCGACGGCAAGGACGGCCTTGCGTGGTTCTGCGGCCTGCTGGCCGTCCATGCGAACAATATGTGGCCCGAAACGCCCTGTCAGCGCACCGGCGGCGGCGGCCGGCAACTGTTCTTCTACTGGCCGGCTAACGGCACGCAGCCGCCGACCTTCAAGACCTCGATAGGCGTCGATCTGCGCGGTCAGGGCGGTTATGCCGTGGTGCCGCCCAGCCGCCACGAGAGCGGCCTGGACTACGCCTGGGAAGACGGCCGCGAGCCGTGGGCCGTGCCGATCATGGTCATGCCGGACTGGCTGGTCGAAGCGGTCGGCAAGCTGCGCGAACTGTTCGCCAAGAACGCCGGCCAGCCCGCTGCGGAGCGCACGCCCAGCGATGAGGATTTCAACAAATACGGCTTGGCCGTGGACGGCCGCGAAGAACGGATGCGGGATATCGTCTGGGGCGTCGCCTGCGATCTGCGGCGGGAGTTCGCCGGCCCGGTGGACCCCGACAGGGCAGGGGCCGAACGCGAACGCGCCTGGAGTCTCTACACGCAAGAGGTTCGGAGCCGGCTGGTGCAGCCCGGCGCATCGAACGAAGACCTGCTGGAACGCGAGGGCCGCGGCCGAACGGCGTTCATCGAGAAATGGGACTACGCCCTCGGCCAGTGGGACGGCAAGCTCGCGGAGGCGGCGGCGCAGCCGAAATCCAACCCGCTCCCAAAAGCTGAACCGGCCGGCGATTGGGACGCCTGGGCCCATCCCGCCGTGCCGCCGTTCCCGCTGGATTGCCTGCCGGAAACCACCCGCGACTTTGTAGAGCATCAGCATATCAGCATCGGCGCCGACGCCGCTGGGATCGCGATGGCGACGCTCACGGCGATCAGCGGCGCCCTCGATCAGCGCTGCGTCGTCAAGATGCGCAACACCGGCGACTGGCTGGAAAGCCCGCGGCTATGGGTCTGCCTGATCGGCGAAAGCTCGACCCGCAAGACGCCGACCCTGAACGGCGCGCTCTGGCCGCTGCGCGATATCGAGACGCGGTTTGCGCAGCAGCAGGCGCGAGACGTAGCGGCCTGGGAAGAGGCCGGCAGCGAAAAAAGTGGCAAGCCGCCACCGTCAACCCGCTTCATCCTGAACGACCTGACGGTGGAGGTGGCGGCGGAAATCCTAGCCCGCCAAGACCGCGGCGCCCTGGTGATGCACGACGAGCTTTCTAGCTTCATCGGCAGCTTGGACCGCTACCACAACAGCAGCAGCGCCGACCGGGGGTTCTGGCTTCAGGCATGGAGCGGCGGCCCCTACTCGGTGGACCGGATGACCCGCTCCCGGCGGATCAACAGCCTGCGGGTGTCCTTCCTGGCCGGGATGCAGCCGTCGCGGCTGCGCGAGCTTGAAGGCCTGATGACCGACGGCCTGATGCAGCGGTTCCTGCCGGTGACGATCCGGCGCGGCGTCCTGTCGGGCGAAGCGCCGTCCGATCTCGCGCGGATGCGCTACGGCGACCACATGGCCGAATACGTCGGCCTGAAGCCGAACACCTATCAGATGACCGGCGCCGCCCTGGCCTGCGCCGAAGAGGCGAGGGGGCGGCTACAAGAGCTTGAAGACGAAAGCGATTTCGATGCGTCGCTGTGCGCCTGGATCGGCAAGCTGAGCGGTTACATCGGAAGCTTAGCTTTATTGCTGCACATCATTGAAAACAGGTCGCAATCGCCGTTCCTGCAAATCTCCCTGGTGACGGTCGAACACGCCTGCCGGATCGTCTTCGACTTCCTGATTCCGCACGGCCGGGCCTTCTATCTCGACACCCTGCATAACCGCCGCGGCGAGGTCGAGGCGACGGCGAGCTATATCCTGACCGCCGACCGGGACCGCTTCACCCCGAGCGATTTCCGCTGGAATGTCAGCGCCTTGAAGGCGGCGACCACCGACTTTGAACTGCGCGGCTTTCTGGCGCCGTTCGTGGCGAACGGCTGGCTGGTCGAGGACGGCCAAAAGGCTTGGAATCTTGTGCCCGATCTGCGCCAGCGGTTCGCCATGCGGCGCGAAACCGAACTTCAGCGAAAGGCCAAAATCCAAAAGCGTTTCAACGCGAAACCGGAGGAAGTTTAACCATGCCTCGCTGCGATGCTTGCGCCTATTGGCAGACCTGGGGGACTGGCGGGCTCTGCCGGTTCAACCCGCCGGTGCAAATCCGCGACGTTCGAAACGACATGGTGGAGCGCTGGCCGCCGGTCGCGCCGGATGACTGGTGCGGCCAGTTCAAGCAGCGGCCAACCTCTTTCGAAGAACATCAAAGACTGCGGGAGCGAATAGACGAGGCGAACACCCGGCCAGCATCACCCGCCCCTAGCTTTGAGGATGAATTCTGATGCCGTCACCGGCCGACGCCGCGACCCTGAAAGGCTACTACGACGCAACGGACGCGGCCCGCGTGGCGCACGAAACCCTATGGGGCTGCGGCCGGCTTGAATTGCTGGCCTCGCCCGATCTGCTGGCCCGCTTCCGCCGCCAGCAGCAGACGTGGCGCGAAACCCTACAACGTGCATGGGATATGGACCCGGTGTCGGGCGAAGCTCTGGCCCTGGTCAGTCAGAAGGCGGCCTCGATGGTGCGCGCCTGGGCCGCCCTGGACGCCTACGCGGCCGAGGCCGGCCATCGGCACGTCGCCCCGTGGGTCTGGGAAGCCCGGCTCGCCGACGGGACCGTGGCGGCCTTTGTGCAGACGAACGCCGAGGCCTCGCGGGTGATCGCCGAGGGCCGCTTCCTGAAGGTCTTCACCTTGGCCGAGGTCGCCCACGTCATCGATGAAATGCCGGCCGCCTTCCTGCAACCGGCCGATCAGATTCCCGGTCAAACGCTGACGCCTTCGCGGCTCAGCTACTACCGCACGAGCGACAACGAAATTCCTTGGGATGACCCGATCCCGTTTGGCGCAGGGGCTTTCGCATGACGATCAACTGGACACACGACATGGATTCAAAGGTGCGCGTCGGCTGGCTGAGCGGCCTGTCGGCTCGCCAGATAGCGGCTCACGTCGGAACACCCGGCGTCACCGACTCGGTTGTTCGAACGCGCCGGATCGCGCTCGGTCTGCCGCCCCGCGGACCTGCGGAACAGGTCATCGGCGCCCGCTACCACGACAACCGATCCAAGCGCGCGCCCGACTCCAAGAAACCGCTCCCGGCGCCGAAGCTCGGGCCGGCTTCACAGCCGCGGCCGTGGACGGAACGCGGTCGGGCCGAATGCGCGTTCCCGGTCGATAGCCCGAACGGGGTCCTGTCATGCTGCGGCCCGATCCCCGAGGGCGCCCGGCGGCCCTACTGCGACTTTCATCTGACTTTGACGGGGACTGGCCATGTCGCCGCGGCCTGAAGGCGATCCGGCGGCGGCCTGCGTCGGCAAGATCAGGTACGAACCACATCAGGCCGAAGTCGCGATCAAGACGGCGGCCAGAATGCGGCGGGCGCACAGTTCGCCGGTGCGCGCCTATCGCTGTCTGTGCTGCGGCGGGTGGCACGTCGGCCGGCCTATGTCGAAGCGCGGGTTGCACTGATCGGCCAACGGGGGTCGGTTCGCCGACGCATTGCCCGGACAGGTGCGCCTATGACCAATTCGAACAACAAGCCCCGCGACTCGATTATCGCCCCTGCGGCCAGCGGCGGCGGATCGCCGAAACGCTCTGACACCCTGAACGGCGAGCCGCGGACCAAGAGCCTCGGGTCGAAGCCGGCGAACTATTCGGACGTGAGCCCGAAGGACAAGCAGGCGCCGCCTCCGAACAATCCCTATCGGTGAGTTATGTCGGACGAGTCGCTCGTCGTTCTGGACCCGTCGCGCGTCACAAAGAAATATGCCGGCGTCCGCTACACCGAAGCGCTCGCGGCTGAGATTTGTGATCACGTCGCGGCGTCGAACCGCAGCCTGAAAACCCTCTGCCGGCAACACCCGCACTGGCCGCCGCCGCACATGATTTTCGCTTGGCGCCGGCAGCACAAATCCTTCGATCAGATATTCCGCTGCGCGATGCAGGCGCGGGCCGCCGAGTGCATCTTTGAGTGCGTCGAAATCGCCGACGATGACAGCCGCGATATGGTGGAGCTTCCTGGCGGCGGGACCATGCCGAACAATGCCGCCATCCGCCGCGACGATCTGCGGATCAAGACCCGCGAGCGCCACGCGGCCCGCCTGGACCCGGCGAACTGGGGCGAGAAAATCGATATCCACGCGACCCTAGGTTTCCAGAGCCTAGACGAAGCCCTGCCGCATCTGAAGTGACATGGCGAAGGCCGCTCCGCGCACGTCGGCCAGTGAGGACAACGCCCAGCAGCAGCGCTGGAAGGACGCCTTTCCGAAATTCGCCGAAGAGGCGCTTGTCGTGAAGGACAAGGGTGGCGCGGTGCAGCATTTCCGCTTTAACAGCGCCCAGCAGTTCATTCACGAAAAACTAGAAGAACAGCGCGCCAGAACCGGGATGGTTAGGGCCTTAATACTTAAGGCACGTCAGCAAGGCGTAAGCACTTATGTCGGGGCCAGGTTCTATCACCGCACGCAATTCTACTACGGAACCAACGTCTTTATTCTAACTCACGAGCAAGACGCGACGGATACACTTTTCGGCATGGTCGATAGGTTCTGGCGCTACAGCCCGCCAACGGCCCGCCTGCGGACTGGGGCGGCGAACGCCAAGGCCCTGACGTTCCCGGCCGCCGACAGCGGCTACAGCGTCGGCACGGCCGGCACGAAAGCCATCGGCCGGTCAAAAACCCTGCAATGCTTCCACGGCTCCGAGGTCGCCCACTGGCCGAACGCGCCGGAACACTTCGCCGGCGTCGTGCAGGGCATTCCGTCGTTGGCCGGAACGGAAATCATCTTGGAGTCTACCGCGAACGGGATCGGCGGCGAGTTCCATGAACGCTGGCAGCAGGCCGAACGCGGCGAAGGTGACTACATCGGAATCTTTGTGCCGTGGTTCTGGTCGGACGAGTACGAGCGTGATCCGCCGGTCGGCTTCGACCTGACACCGGAAGAAGAAACCGAGGCGATACTTTACGGCCTGACGTTGCGCAAGATGGCGTGGCGGCGAGCTAAGATTAGCGAACTGAAGGACGAAGCGCTTTTTCGTCAGGAGTACCCGTCGAACGCCGCAGAGTCGTTCCAAGCGACCGGGCACATCAGCTTTATTCCGTCACAGCTTGTCGTGAATGCCCGCAAGCGGACCTGCGAAGCAATGGGTTCGCTGATCATCGGGGCCGACCCGGCGCGGTTCGGCGACGACGCGTTTGCGCTCGCGTGGCGCCGCGGCCGCAAGGTCTTGAAGGTCGAACGCCGCTACCGGCTGAACACCATTGAGGGGGCGAACTGGATCAAGGCGGTGATTGACCGGGACAAGCCGGCCAGGGTGTTTATCGACGTTGGGAACATGGGCGCCGGGGTCATCGATATCCTGCGCGATTTCGGCGAGCCTTATAGCGACGTGGTATCCTCAATAAATTTCGGCGGATCGCCCCAAGACCTGCCGAAAACCAACGAACACGGAGAACTGATTCCCGGACCTAAAAATAGACGCGCGGAAATGTGGAGTAGATCGCGAGACTGGCTGGAAGATGAGGGTGGCTCTGATCTTCCAGATGACGATGCTCTACATGCGGATGCTGTCGGACCCGGCTTCCATTACGATATGCGGCAGTACCTTTTGCTCGAAAGCAAGGAAGATCAGAGAAAAAGAGGTCTGAAATCACCCGACGGTTGGGATGCCGTCGCCCTGACGTTCGCCTCGCCGGTCGCCTCGCCGAAGGAAGACGACAACTATGAGGATCGCCGCTGGCGACGTGGCGGCCGCAGCCGGGGCGGGGCGTCGGTGTGGGCGGGGTGAAAAGCCCGGCTCTGCGTGCCGTGGGGGCTTAAGGCGGGGCCGGGCTTTCCGGTTGAAGGGATGCGCTAGGGAACCTTCAACGGACCCTAGGATACCACGACGCGGCAGCGCCGTCGGATCACAGTTTCACCTTATAGGACTTGCCGGCGAACCCGCCGGCTACGTCGCCGCGGATGAACGGCCGCCACCAGTAGATTCCAGTCGCCCTGATCTTGAAGTGACCGCGGACGGTGTGGGCCCGCATCGCGTCACGGCTAGAGGCCACGCCGCGGGCCCCAGAGCGGTCGCTGGGGCCGATCCGCAGGGTTAGCTGGTGGAAGTCAGCCAGGGGCGGCTTACCGGCCTTCTCACGGGCCTTGTTCAGCTTGGCAGGGGCCGGCGTAAACGTGGAGCTTGCGCCGTTGCGGGCGTTCAGCAGGGCCATGACCGCCAGCCAGAACCACGGCTCGCCGGCCCAGTCGTGGTTAGCGTTCTTGCCAAGCTGTTTTGCGAACTCGGGCGACTTGGCGGCGATCAGCGCCATCGTCTCGCGGAAGTAGGGCGCCGTGTGCATGGTCAGCAGGAACGGCTCGCCAAGCTCCGGGTCGGCGGTGTCGCACCATATCGAGGCGCCGGCCGGGCAGATCGCCACCGGCGTATCGATGCCCTGCGCAAGCTGATCCGCGACGTTGTAGCTCCACGCCAGGGTCGCCCAGAACCGTTGCGGG